ATTTATTAGAACTATAATAGGTTCTTTTGTTTGTGGTCCAAACGTTACTATGACGGGAGAAATGCGTACTAATATGCATACATTTGCAACAGATGGCAAATCTCCCTCAGTACGTAAGAAAGAAAGAGTAAAAGCAACAGAAAAAGAATTTTTATTTGCTAAATATGTAGCAAAGGGAGATGATGTTGTAGATGCTTATATGACTGCTTTTCCTAGTAAAAAGAAATCATATGCAGCTTCTCAAGCAAAACTGTTGCTAAAAACCGATAGGGTGAAAAACTTGATTAGAGAAGAAGTAGATAAGCATTTAAACGAAGCAGAGATTACGCCTAAGTATCTTTTAGAAGAAATGAGAAACGTAATAGATAAATCTGAGTCTAGCGATAGAGATAAGATTACAGCACTAACAACATTAATGAAAATATCCGGAATGATGGATACTGAGAAAAAATCAGAATCTGTTACATTATTCCAAGGATTTTCCAAGGAGCAACTAAATGCAATTCAAGAATCCAAATACGAAAAATTGGCTGAAGTTAAAGCAGATATCGAAGAAAAATAGATGTCATATATGTCACTATCATCTTAAAAAGACTGGTGTTTATATATGGGATGCTCGTAAAAAAGATTGTAGCGGTATTAAATGTTTTAACTGTTTAACCATCTATTCTCCAAAATTTTTAATTATGGAGATGGGAATACCTAATACGGTAGGGTATTCTTGATGAGGTTGGCTGTATATGGAACACTTAGAAGAGGATATCCCGATACTGGTAAAGTAGAAGGATTTAGTTTAGTTTTTCCCGGAACACAATCTTTTCCAGCTGTTATTAAAAATGAAAAAGGAAAGGGTGCTGTAGTTGAGTTAGTAGATGTTACATTAGAAGACCTTAATATGTACGATGAATATGAAGGTGTAGCAAATGGGCTATATATAAGAACAACAGCTCCTATTAATATGGATGACGGAAAAACAGAGAAAGCTTGGATATACGTAGCTGGTCCACAACTTTGGGCAAGTTCTAGTTCCTTTACAGAAGTTCCTGATGGTGATTGGCACTCAATAAAAACATTACAAATGTTAGATAGGGTTTATGAAAAAGAATTCCAAGAAGCCTGAATTATTTAATATAGTTCCACCAGACTTGTCACAAAAAGAACAAGCCTTAGAACTAGCTAGGAAAGACATTATAACCTTTGGTCAAATGTTTTTGCCTGAAGATTTTATGAAATCTACTCCAGCTCCTTATCAATACGAGTTAAGCGACTTGTTGTTAGGAGATGAAAAAAGAGCTTGCATTATATTACCTCGTGGTCATGCAAAGTCTACATTAGCAAAAACAGCGTTATTATATCAATTATACTTTTCTCCTCCAGAAAAGAAACAATTTATTGCTTGGGTGTCTGAAGAGCAGTCTCAGGCAATTGACCATATTAAATACATTCAAAACCACATAGATGTTAACCCTGCCTTACAATATTACTTCGGAGATTTAAAAGGTAGTAAATGGACAGAAAAAGAGTTTACTACTGCTAGAGGAGATAGGATTATCGCTAAAGGTACAAGTCAACGTTTACGTGGTCGTTCTCAGTTAGGCTTAAGATATACTAATATTATACTTGATGACTTCGAATCAGAATTAAATACTAAAACACCGGATAGAAGAAGGGAGATTAAAGAATGGGTAATGTCTACGGTAGAGCCCGCATTAGAAAACTCAAAAGAACAAGAAGGGTCAATATGGCTTATTGGTACAATAGTCCATTATGACTCTTTTCTTCAAGGCGTATATGACGGATATCTAGATGCCGAAAAAGAAGGAAGGAAATCTGCTTGGAATGTATTATATAAAAAAGCTATGGTTGACGGAGTTCCTTTATGGCCAAATTACTTTACAAAGAAAAAATTAGACGACATTAAGTCAAGGTTCTCAGAAATGGGATTAACTCACAAGTTTGCTCAAGAGTACATGAATGAGGCTAGAGATTTAGAAACTGCTAAATTTAAAATTGATAGAATAAATAGGTATAGAGGGCATATAGAGGAAAGAGGAGGATTTAATTATATGATGATTGATGAATCTGCTATTCCTGTAAATGTATATATGGGAGTTGACTTAGCTTACGAAACAAATGCTAGAAGTGACTTTCAAGTTATAGTTACAATTGCAATAGATAGTGATAGAAACATATATTTAGTTGATTATTATAGAGAGCACTCTCCTCTATATGACATGCCTAGAGAAATTATAGATATCGCAAGAAAGTATCACCCAGTAAGAAGGGTTAATGTAGAGAAAGTTGGGGCTCAAGGTATTATTAAAGACCATGTTAATAAATTAGCTGGTAGTGATAGAAAATTAGCTCCGGGGCTATCACAAGGAATTAGACCTCCAGGAGGTATCAAAAAAGAAGATAGGCTTGAAGCACTGTTATGTCCTATAGTTAATAGAAGAAAACTTTTTATAAAAAAAGAACATGATGCTATTGTCGACGAGATGTTTGAATTTCCAAAGGGAAGAAACGACGACCTTCTTGATGGTCTATGGTATGCTGTAACGACAGCAAAGCCTCCAAAGAGTTCTGCTATAGATATTAACAAGTTAGGTGAAAGACTAGAAAAAAGAGAGAGTAATCTAGCTAATAGAACTATTAATTGGATAACTGGACAAAAAGTTTAAATATCTCTTGACTAAAGAAGAGATATTTATTTATTTTTTAAGTAAAACTAATTTAGGATTTTATGGCAGAATACGACGAAAATAAAAGTAAACCTCAAATTTCCAGAGAATTATTTAGAAGATGGAGAGACGCTAGGCAGCAATGGGACGCCGAAGCTAGAAATGCGGTAGACTTTACACTTGGGAATCATTTTACAGAAGAAGAATCTACAGCTTTACAATCTGTGGGTCAAGCAGACTTTGTTATAGACAGAGTTTATGCAGCAGTTGACAAATTAAAATCTTTGTTAACAGCTAGACCTGCTAGATTTTCTGCTATTGCTAGAGAAGATTCCGATAATAAGCTTTCTAATATATGGAAAACAATATTAGAGTACGTTTGGGACATATCAAACGGAGACTCTACTTTTAAACAAGTAGTACACGATTACGCTGTCACTGGTTTAGGGTACATGTATGTATATGTAGACCCAGAAGCCGACTATGGAAGAGGTGAAGTAAAATATACTCACGTCGACCCTTTCAGGGTATATGTAGACCCTGCATCAAGAGATAGGTTCTTTAACGATGCATCAGGAATTATATTGTCTACGTTCTTAACAAGACAGCAAGTTTTAGATTTATATCCTCAGTTAGAAGAATCTATTGACGATATAGAGGTTGGAGTTAATTCATTATACGGAGAAGACTATCCTTCTTCAAGCTTAAAGAATTCTCAAAATGTACTTACTCCAGCAGAAGCAAAGAATTTAGATTACAATGTTAATCAAAAATATCAGATATTAGATAGGTTTTATAAATTAAAAGTTCCTTTCTATAGAATATTTAATGCTATAGATGGAAGTGAAAAAATTGTAGACCCTGATGTATATTCTGTTATTATAGAAGATGAACAGACTATAGCTGCAATAGAAAGAGGTGCTATAGAAATAGAAGAAGTAATGCAAACAAGAATTGCACAATGTAGTACAATTGGAGATGTGTTGTTATATGAACGTATTTTAAATACAGATATATATCCAGTTGTTCCTTTTGCAAATATTTGGACTAATACTCCCTATCCAAAGTCGGATGTGAACAAGGTTAAAGACTCTCAAAGGCTTTTAAATAAGCTATTCTCTTTGACCTTGTCGCACGCTCAGTCTGCAGCTGGATTAAAACTTTTAATACCGGAAGGTAGTGTTGACAGTATTAGTCAATTAGAAAAAGATTGGGCAAACCCAAACGCGGTTATAGAATATAATCCAGAGTTTGGTGAGCCTCACTACCCACAACCAGCTCCTTTAACTAGTGAGTTTTACTATTTAATAGATAGGGTAGAGAAATATATAGATTTAAATTTTGGGATACCTGAATTATTACAAGGATTTAAGGACGGGGCTCCTGAATCTGTTAGAGGAACCGCTC